TAATAATCATACTTACCATAGTTATTCATAAACTTAAAACGGATAGGTGTATACTTAGAGCAAATATCTTCGCCAGGATAAATACGGATTGTTTCACTTACTATCGTTCCTGTGCTGTTTTTAATTCTTACATCATAGTATTCCCAATTAACAACGAAGATAGGTGTTGATCCACTTGATAAGTCTGCATTAACTAATGTAGTTAGCCAATCATAATCTACTCTTACATTGATTGAACGGTCTTGCCTATTGGTTATTGATGTAAAAGGATTAGCAACTGTAACTGTGTTAAATATTGTACCTTCATCATAAAAAGTTATAATCTCTAAAAACTTTGCTTCATTTGCAGCATCAGTCATAAAACCTAAAATAAGTTTCTCACCTGTTCTTGATTCAAAAGTTGGTCTGTCAGTTAAAAATTGACTTGAAGTATTTTGCAGAACATAAGTATTTGTTGCAAAGTCTAAAAAGTCCAATGGACTAAAAACTCCGTTAAAACAATAACCACTTGAGGTAGTTAAGTTAGGGTAGTTAGTAATTCCACTACTTGCTCCATATTGCTCACCAAATTGAACTATATAAGATGCTATTGAGTTTACACATTGCTTAAATGTAGTTGTGTTGTCATCTGCATCCCTAGTTAAAAAGTTTTGAATGATACCTGCCACATCAAATGTTCCATAGTTGTTACTTGGATTTCTGCCTACTTCTAATCTAGTGTAATCACTTGAACCATTTACATAAATATCTGCTATGTATCTGAAATTAGATTGAGCAACGTTTGTTGAACTCAAAGTATAAATCATTTGATTGTAAACGGGTGCGTAGCTGTTAGGTGTATTGTATATTGTTAGTGCCATTATTCAAATTCTTGAGTTATGTCTTTTTCTAATTGTGGGATTTCTTCAGTTAAGAATGGTTTACCTTTATATCCAAATCTTTTGATAGTTCCTTTTTTAAGTATGTTTGTTGCTATTGCGTAGGATAATGACCTTTGCCCTTTTTTGTCCCCTGCTATGCTTTGTAATTCAGGTTTATAACTTATCCATTCTAAAATCTTAGGCTGCAGCTTTTTTCTATTTTCTTTTGAATATCCTTTTGCTGGTGTTCCTTTTTCAAGGTCTTCCCAATAATCTTCGAGTTCAATTGTTACTGTAACTCCGTTTTGATTTTGTTTAATTGGTAATGCCTTTAATGATTGAGATAAATTTTCTGAAGCGTTAAACTTGTATTTCTCTAAATTATCTTTAACTCTTTTTAAAAAGTCATTTACTTTTTGAGAATAAATATCCTGCTCACCGGTAAGTTTATCTTCTAAGTTATTTAGAAAATTATCTAACTCACTAAATTGCTGTTGGTTTATTTTTGCCATTTATTCCTATCTTTTATGTAACTCAAATAATTTAAAAAAGCTACTACATTCATATTCAAATAAAAGTCCCATTTACTTCTATCTTTACCGCTTAAGCTATCCAATGTAACATACCAACTCCAATAATCTAAGTGTTTTTGTTCTTCAGTTCGTTCAATTGGCTCTCCATTGTCATTCTCGCTTCGCTCATTTGTTTTACCAAATAATCCTCTATATGAGGATACAAACCTTCTATAACTTTGCAAAAAAAAACACACAAAGGATAAACTATGCCTACATTTATACTCTTAATGTGTTGGACTTTTTCTGCATAATCCATTTCGACCTCTTTTAACTTAAACCATTTAAGTTTATAAGGCTTAACAAACATCGCTACTAATTGAGGTAAGTTACCAATAATACTTTCTTCGCTTTCTGTTAGTTTGCTTAAACTTATAAAGTCTCCTGCGCTTAGTTTAGTGATGTCATAATTTACTACCCACCTGTAGCCATTGTGCTTAAACATCTCAACTGAATTAGGAAACTCCATTTTAAAAATAAAGTTTACATTCTTAATCAGTTCTTTTAGTTGGTCGATTCTTATTTTCTCAACTTCTGCAACTGTAATGCCTGTTAAAATGGAAATAACTCTAATTTCTCTATCAATAGGATCAATATCTTTATCTCTTGTAATATCATAGATTAAAGGAAATTTTTCTATTGATATATCATGCCAGCTATTTGGTAATTCAATTGTCATCATTTTAAAAAGTACCTTTTAATTATATTATTGTGTATCTGCCTGTTTTGTATTTAGAGTAAGCATGGAAACTTAAACATGATGCCATAACTCCGTCATCGTGAAATCCACTTGTTGCTGAATATTTAATTACTCGGCTTTTTGGATTGTATTCGTAAGTAAACATTTCTAACTCTTTGTCTAACCAGTCAACGTTTAAGAATTTAACTTCTTTGTTTTGATTAGCCACTATCAATGATTCAACTATTTCTTTTTTACTTTGATTAGTTGTAATAAATGGTTCGATAGTACAATAGCTTGAACATTCTTTTTGTAACATTTCAAATATCACATCTCCAATAGAATTAACCTCAACTAATGCTGTTTGGACATTATTTGTCCTTAATCCATTTGCAATATTCTTTACTATTGTGGCCCAATCGCTATGTCTCCAACGTTCAATGTAGAACTGTTCGCCTTTCTCGTTAAATATAGAAAGTACCGAGTAATCGTCTGCTCTACCTAAGTCAATACCTGCAAATGCTTTGCCGTAAGATTTGTTATCTGTTAATTGCCGGTTATTGAAAAGCATTGCAGAACCATCAATGAACTCAGCTAAGTATTCCTGCCTGAATATCATTTCAGGTAAGGTTAAGTTTGCATCGTCTATCTCGGATGGATTAATCATTGGATTGTCATACGAAGTCATTGTGAATGATTTGTACTGCTCATTGGTGCCATCCAATTGGTGCATCTTATAAAAATGATTCTTACCTTTTGGTGTTGAAATCAAAAGAACCTTTTTGCCTTTTACAAGTACAGTTGCTCTTAATACTTCAGTCCATGCTTTTTCATCCATGAAAGCAAATTCATCACATACCAGGTAATCAAATGTGAAGCCACGAATATTATCGTAACGTTCTGCTGAAAAGAATTGAATTGTTGAGCCTGTGATGTATTCGATTATTAACTCGGATTGGTTAACCTTTCGATATATCTCCATTCGTTTTGCAAATGCCTTAAACGTTTCTTCAAATACTTTCTTTGATTGTTTGTAAACAGGACTTACCCATGCTATTTTACATCCTTTATTATTTAAAGCCCAAAATAACATTTGATTCAATGCCAATAAAGTTTTACCGAACTGCCTGCCTATATTGATAACATAGTATTTTTCAGTTCCGTTATTTATTGCATTATGAATTTTCCTCTGATTCTGATGTGGATTGTATAGTATTGCTTTCGCCAAAGTCAGCTTTAAATTTCATATTTCCTGTTATCTTCACATCCTGCTGCTCTATGTAACCTCTTTTCTTTGCTTTACATTTTAAATAGAACATAGTAGAAAGTGGATTGCCTTTTTTTATTTGTTGGTGCAAAGCTGATTCCGCAAAGTCCAAAGCTACATTGTCAATCTCTTTTACAGCTTTCTTATAGTTTTTATCTTTCTTTAACCAATCATAATGTGTATCACGATTTATACCAACTTCCTTACAAGCTGTAGAAACAACGTTTAAATGCTTTTCTAAGGCTATAAGCATCTGTTTTTTTAATATGTCGGAATTTGATGCCATTTTCTTTATTTTTTACTTATAAAGTACCAATAAATCTATCTAAATACCATTTAGCTTTTTCAAGGTCTTCTTTTAACTTTGTTTTGTCTTTCTTACCTGCTCTACTTATATACTTTACTACATTGCCTAAATGAAAGTTTAAATCCCATGCTTCAATTACTTTTATGGCTTCGTAGGTGTTTTGTTTACCTCCGTAGTGTTCAGGATTGTTTACTTGGCTCATTTACATTTATTGCTTCGGTTATTATTTGAAAACCTGTATAAATACTTCCTTCAATAGATTTTATTTTAACATCTACTAAAAAACCGTTTACATTTATTTTAACGATTTCTCCTTCTAATAATAGTTTATCCATTTTCTTTTATTGTTGC